CTGTTCATCCAGCAGTGCCAGCACGATAGCCGGGTTAGCCTCTGCTATGAACTCAGCGTTTGCATAAGCCTGAGCATCTGTTTCAATCAGGCAGTTAACATGACGTTCCGCAATCACGCCACCGGGTTCTCCTTTCCATTTTTGACAAACAAAAACTCCTGTTAAATTGCCGTGTTGGTTAACAGATGTATGCCCTACGATGTAGCTTCCTTTAGTTGCTTTCTCTGCCTTTTCACGCAGTACCTGATAGTTAATCTCGCTCATTTTTCTCTTCATTCCGGTATACAAGAATTACAACGTCACCTCTGCTAATTACGCGAGCTGGATCCCCTGGTTCCATGCTGTCAATCCCGAAGGCTTCGAAAAATGCATCCATTGCCTTCTGGCGTTGCTCCTGCTTACGGCGTTTATTCCATTTTTGAACAACAGTGACAGCCATCGTCCGCTGCAGAACATGATGTAGAAATAACCAAGAAGTGCCAGGCCGGTGTTCAGGGCCATATCAATCGTTATCGCCGGGTCAATATTCACTGCCCACCTCCTGAAAAATCACCGCATGGCCCAGTTTCTCCGCCAGTGCCAGCTCAGCCCTTGCACCTGCCGACTGCTGCCAGCCTTTCAGCATGTAAACCGCATCCACGCAACGGAGCATTGCCATGCAAATATCCATGTAGTGTGGTTGAGTCAGCCCGTCCGGAAGTACTGCCGGGTTTAAAACGGTATGCCCTTCCCGTTTCAGCGCATCTTTCGCCCTGTGAAACGCCTCGCGGTTGAAATTTTCATATCCCGTCATCGGACCGGCGATATAAATCCTCACCCTCACTCCTGAACCCTCCTGTCGAAATAAACGTAGTTATTCACTGCGCCCAACTTCATCCCAAACTTTTCGGCAATTTCCCGTCGGGGTACGCCACGCTGATGCAGTTGCCGCGCCAGCTCAATATCACGCTGTGAATATTTTGCCGACGGGTGAAAATCACCCCGTAAAATCATGCTGATACCCAGTTCCCGCGCTTTCGTCCTGACGGCTGACTCACTACGACCAATCAGATAACCGATGCTTTCGACTCTCATCGTTCCCGCACACTGCCGGAGTATCAGGATTTCAGCCCAGCGCCACTTCTTCCAGCCACTCACCGCTGCTGCTCTCTGGTGGCGGTAATATCCCGGAGAATATCCCTGTGTTTGTTCAGTTCCCGCAGCGCAGCACAGACTCGCTCCCACTTCTGGACATCACTTTTCGCCCGGCGCAGCTCGCGGTTAGCCACATGCAGCGATGGTAGAATCAGGTCATCTGCTTTCATTTCGGTGATCGATGGCTGTAACCTCACAATGTCTTCCACGATTTCTGTTTTCATTTCTTCCTGTGCCATCATTTCCTGTACTGGTAACGCAACACCTGCTGGCTGAGGAAAGGCTTTACCATCGGTTTCCGCTACGGATGCAGCTTCCGGCTCTGCCGGTAAATCAGCGCCCGGTATGCAGTAACGAAATTTACCGCCCTGATTCACGCGAATCAGACGCCCTTTGCTGATTGCCATGGCCAGCGATGAATTCGCCCGGCGCGAGGTAATCCCGAACATCAGTGCCAGCTCATCCGCCGTTTGTGGGCCATGTTGTTCAATCGCCTCAGTCAGCATTTGCGCTGTCACTTTCGGTACCGGTGACACCGGTTCACTTTCACCAGCCTGAATCAGCCACCACATCGAACCCTTGTTATCCGCTTCACCGCGGCGCTTCAGTTTCCACAGTTCGTTGACCGCATCTTCACGGCTGATTCCAAGGCGGGCCGCCACTACCTGTGAAGAGGCTCTTTTCAGTGCTTTCAGTGCGTCAAATACGGTTTCCATTAATATTTCCTCCGGACAAAATTACTTCACAACCCTCATATTGCTGACATTTGGACGCCAGCTATCCCAGTTAAACGTCACCCATCGACCACCGTTCATGGTCATGCGGTCCATAATCCTCTCACCAAGAAGCGTACTCATTGCGGCATGATTCAGGTTTGTTAACATCCCGACACTGCACAGTGATGCTGTCCGGCGATCAATTATCTGGTGCAATACCACCTGCTCGTTTTTCGTCTCCCGCTGAACGCCTATTTCATCCAGGACCAGCAAATCAACCCCGCAAAGCTCCTGTAAAAATTTTTCCCCGGATTTGCCGTTGTCGTAGCTGTCATGCAACACGCTCATGACGTCAGACACGGTGACGATAATCACGCTGCGCCCCTTCACCATCAGCCGGTTGCCCATCGCCGCTGCAAGGTGATTTTTCCCGGTGCCGGTTTTACCGCTGAACACAAAATTCGTGCACCCGGTCATCAGTTCGTCAGCTATGGATTTGGCCTGGCTCAGCGCGTATTTTTGCCCGTCGTTCTGCACCTGATAATTTGCAAACGAGCATTTGCTGTGCAGAGGCTGGATGCCCGAACGATTCAGGATTTTTTCCACCCGCAACTGGCGATTCTGGCGGTTAATCTCCTCGCTGCGTTTTCGTCCTTCAGCAAGTTGCCATTCCCGCCACTCCTCCACCGTCCGGTACGGTGGAACCGACCCCTGTGGTGCAAGTCTGCGAATACGTTCAAGAACCCCAACTGCCGCAATGTTTTTCATGACACGTCACCCCCTGAATCCCGGCGGTATTTCAGTGTCCGGTTCAGAAATGTGATTCACGCAACGCTGCGCAGGCGAACGCCCCAGGCGGATAACCAGTTCATCCCATTTTTCCCGGAGTTTTGCCGGACTCATGATGTTTTTTACCCAGAACGAATCCCGCTGGAGACGCTCAAACATTTCACAAATTTGTCTGTGAGTTCTGCCATCCAGCATCCGCATTGTGCGAACGTCATTGGCCCATGCTGTCCAGTTGGGTTCTTTCGGTCTAGTGATCTCGCCATCATAGCTGGCCGCCTGCTCGTAAAGACTCACGATTCGTCCCCAGATCCACTGTGCGCACACCAAATCTTCCTGACTTCCCCACTGGCGTTTTTTCGCACTGAACACAACCGCGTCAGGGTGTCGGGTTAAAAAATCCTGTTCAGCCGTCTGCGGGTCCGGTTGCGAAGCGTCCGGACAAGAAGATCTTTTATCTGACGGATCAGGTTTTAATACTGACGGATCGGGGTCAATCATCGCCCCCCTAATCGGCAGTTTTTTATCAACAGTTGATCCATCAAAATTTGACGGGTCAACCGTTGAGGGGTCAATATTTGACGGGTCAACTGTTAACGGGTCATTTTTTGCCGGGCTAATTTTTCTTTTCGGTTTATATGACTCACGCGCCGCCGCCGCAGCTGCTTCGAGTTTTTCCACATTAAGCCGATAGATATTGCTTACATTACGCCCACCGACCTTACGCTCTTCCTTCGTCAGCCAGCCCTCTTTCGCCAGTTCTGCAATAGCCGATTTCACTGTGGATTCACTTCTTGCACCGATCTGACGCCGGATAGTTTCAATGGCAGGCCATGACACGCCCTCGTCATTGCTGTAGTCTGCAAGACGGGCCATAACCGCCACCCTGGATAAGATCATGCCGGTGAAGGCGCACCCTTCCCAGACAAGACCATGAAGCTTGCTGCTCATAAAACCCCCGAACACCGTGCTTTTAGTGCATCACCACAGCATTCCCTGCCGGGCCGCCGCGATTCATCTGGTCATACAAAACAACCGCTGACGCAACAAAATCATCGACATCCTTCACCAGCCGATCCCTCCGTTCGACGATCTCACGGTAATATTCAGAACTGTGGCTGCGCATACGGGCCACCAGCAAAGGCGGCATCGCCTTTTCGATCGCCGGTAACAGAGCCTGCATTTTTTCAACAGCATCAGGGGTGTCTTTATCCAGCCAACGGAAAATTTTCTGGGTATTACGGGCCAGGGCTTCCGGATGGCTGTCGTCATACAGTTCCGGGAACGTCATTCCCAGCTCGAAATACGCTTTGGTAATTTTCGCAGCCGGTACTTTTTCGCCGTCCGGATGCGCCCAGACATTCATCGCCATGCGGATGTGTTCATGCTTGATTTTCATGAATCATTCTTTCCTTCGTTCGAGGTGCTATCCTGCTTCTTGTAAAGTTCTGGGTTGTATTTCAATTCACCGTTAGTAATTTCATCCAGTTCCATTGCGCGAAGTTTGGGAATAACTGCTTTCCACCGCACAACAGCCACATGTGAAATTCCAAGAGCCTCAGCTACTAGTCGCTTTTTTTTGAAATAGCGCAGAACATCATCTTTGAACATAAAACTCTCCTGTTATTTCGAGCAGAAGGGTAACAATAGTTACATAACAATGTCAACCATAGCAACATCACTTGGTAGTAACATTGGTTACATGAAAAACACTATCAGCGAACGTATTCGGAATCGTCGAAAAGACGTTGGATTAACCCAACAGCAGGTTGCGAAAGCAATCGGCATATCTCGTGTATCCGTAACAAAATGGGAAAATGGCTCTTCAAAACCTGACGGTGAGAATTTGTATCTACTGTCAAAATTGCTTTCCAAATCTCCTGAATGGATTCTTTATGGAAAGGACTGTCACGATAAAACCGATGATCTGCGTCTGAATCAGTACCCTTACATTAGTGACAACATCGCCCGGTTGCCCGTTTTAACGTGGGAACAGGCTGGTTATTGGGATATGAGTTGTCCAGTAACCAAGATTCCTGGTATTAATAACTGGGTTGATGTCATGACAAAAACCGCTGAAAACTCTTTTTTATTGCATGTTGAGGGAGATGCGATGACAAACTCTAACGGCCTCCCAACCATCCCCGACGGATCTACCGTGCTGATCACACCATGCTCAAGTAACATTAGAGAACTGGTGGGAAAAATAATCTTAATCCAATTGGAAGGAACGCCAAACGTAACACTAAAAAAAGTTGCGATTGACGGACCAAACATCTATTTGTTGTCACTGAATCCGCTTTACAAACCCATCGAACTGAATGGTGGTTACACCATTAAAGGTAAAGTTTCACAAATACATCAATACTTAGACTGAGTCAGAACCCGCATTCATTGCGGGTTTTTTATGCCCTCAAATGTACCTTTTGCAACATTGTATTGACTCGAAAGGTAACTCTTGTTACCTTAACAACATACCAACCCACACCGCCCCACAGAACGCAGGGAAATACTTCGAGTTACCCGGCAGTGGTCAGGGGTTAAGTAGCCAGCCCGAGGCGTAAGAACATGACGGCAGGGTTCAACTTTAATAACTATGCAGCAGGTTTTTGTTCCGCTACCCCGGCGTTAAGGGGAAATGAGGTCAGCATGGATACTATCGATCTTGGCAACAGCGAATCTCTGGTATGTGGCGTGTTCCCCAACCAGGACGGTACGTTCACCGCGATGACGTATACCAAAAGCAAAACGTTTAAAACCGAAAATGGTGCCCGTCGCTGGCTGGAAAGAAACTCAGGTGAGTGATATGGATTTCGACACAATCATGGAAAAGGCTTACGAAGAATACTTCGAAGGCCTTGCCGAAGGCGAAGAAGCTCTCAGCTTCAGTGAGTTTAAACAGGCGCTTTCCAGTTCGGCAAAATCTAACGGCTGATAAGCGAAACAGCACCGCGAGGAATCAGTATGCAGAAACGAGAACCCGTCATCATCGCGCCAGACTATACCGATGATGAACTTTATGAGTGGATGCGCCAGAAAATTAATGCAGCGCAGGATCTGAAATGGGCTAATGAAGCCAGGGCTAAGCAGGCTGAAAATCTGTCCGCTCTGGAGCAGGATATCACCAATCTGGAAAAAGCAGCGGCATTAAGCATTGCCAGAATGATTACATACCCGCGTTAGTAGCTAATCAACAAAGCTAAGGTTAGTAATTAAGGAGTTCTCCACGGGTGAGGTGGAGTGCGTGCGCCGGACACGGGTGCGCATCCGGAACTGACAGTTTACTGAAAGGATATTTCCCTGAAAAGTCAGACCATAACGCGAAAGCGCACGGCGAGGTAGCTGGTTCATAGATAGCCTGTCGTTAAATTTTCGTCGACCGTGCGCTTCCGGTTGTGGCAACCCGCGAAATGGCGCGGCGGTAAGTATGGCGGGGTTATTCCTTCCCCGTTGAGGACACCGGGTTGTCAGGTTGACCATACGCTTAAGTGACAACCCCGCTGCAACGCCCTCTGTTATCAATTTTCTGGTGACGTTTGGCGGTATCAGTTTTACTCCGTGACTGCTCTGCCGCCCTTTTTAAAGTGAATTTTGTGATGTGGTGAATGCGGCTGAGCGCACGCGGAACAGTTAAAACCAAAAACAGTGTTATGGGTGGATTCTCTGTATCCGGCGTTAATTGTTAACTGGTTAACGTCACCTGGAGGCACCAGGCACTGCATCACAAAATTCATTGTTGAGGACGCGATAATGAAAACGTTATTACCAAACGTTAATACGTCTGAAGGTTGTTTTGAAATTGGTGTCACTATCAGTAACCCAGTATTTACTGAAGATGCCATTAACAAGAGAAAACAAGAACGGGAGCTATTAAATAAAATATGCATTGTTTCAATGCTGGCTCGTTTACGTCTGATGCCAAAAGGATGTGCACAATGAATTCAGCATTTGTGCTTGTTCTGACAGTTTTTCTTGTTTCCGGAGAGCCAGTTGATATTGCAGTCAGTGTTCACAGGACAATGCAGGAGTGTATGACTGCAGCAACCGAACAGAAAATTCCCGGTAACTGTTACCCGGTCGATAAAGTTATTCACCAGGATAATATCGAAATCCCGGCAGGTCTTTAAAACAGTTCCGTAATAAATATCCGGTTTCATTCTTATATGCCAGCAATGGCAGGGATTTGTTCATCCTTAAATCTGTCATGAGGTTAAAACAAATGAGTAAAGTCTTTATTTGCGCCGCTATTCCTGACGAACTGGCAACAAGGGAAGAAGGCGCTGTGGCTGTAGCCACAGCCATTGAAGCTGGCGACGAACGCCGTGCTCGAGCAAAATTTCACTGGCAATTCCTGGAACATTATCCGGCTGCTCAGGACTGCGCTTATAAATTTATTGTCTGCGAGGATAAACCTGGCATACCCCGCCCTGCCCTCGATTCATGGGATGCTGAATATATGCAGGAAAACCGCTGGGATGAGGAGTCTGCTTCTTTTGTCCCGGTTGAGACTGAATCCGATCCGATGAACGTCACTTTTGACAAGCTGGCCCCTGAAGTACAGAACGCTGTCATGGTTAAGTTCGACACATGTGAAAACATCACCGTTGATATGGTTATTAGCGCACAGGAATTGTTGCAGGAAGACATGGCAACATTCGACGGACATATCGTTGAAGCGTTGATGAAAATGCCAGAAGTTAACGCCATGTATCCGGAGCTTAAGTTGCACGCCATTGGGTGGGTTAAGCATAAATGTATTCCTGGTGCTAAATGGCCCGAAATTCAGGCAGAGATGCGCATCTGGAAAAAACGTCGCGAAGGTGAACGCAAGGAAACCGGAAAATACACGTCTGTTGTTGATCTCGCCCGCGCCAGAGCCAATCAACAGTACACTGAAAATTCAACAGGAAAAATCAGCCCGGTCATTGCTGCCATTCATCGCGAATACAAGCAGACATGGAAAACACTGGATGACGAACTGGCCTACGCTCTCTGGCCTGGTGATGTGGATGCCGGAAACATTGACGGCAGCATCCATCGCTGGGCAAAAAAAGAAGTTATCGACAACGACCGCGAAGACTGGAAGCGTATCTCGGCATCAATGCGCAAACAGCCTGATGCCCTTCGCTACGACCGCCAAACTATTTTTGGCCTTGTCCGTGAGCGTCCGATCGACATTCACAAAGATCCCGTAGCACTGAACAAATATATCTGCGAATACCTGACGACAAAGGGCGTGTTTGAGAATGAAGAAACAGACCTGGGCACTGTTGATGTTCTCCAGTCATCAGAAACACAAACTGATGCAGTGGAAACTGAGGTATCTGATATCCCAAAAAATGAAACCGCGCCGGAAGCTGAACCATCTGTAGAGCGTGAGGGGCCGTTCTATTTCCTCTTCGCAGATAAGGACGGAGAAAAATACGGTCGCGCAAACAAACTCTCTGGTCTGGATAAGGCACTGGCTGCTGGCGCCCCTGAAATCACAAAAGAAGAATATTTTGCCCGAAAAAATGGCACATACACGGGCTTACCGCAAAATGTAGATACCGCTGAAGATTCAGAACAACCAGAGCCGGTAAAAGTTACCGCTGACGAAGTAAACAAAATTATGCAGGCAGCCAATATCAGCCAGCCTGACGCCGATAAGTTGCTTGCTGCATCACGTGGTGAATTTGTTGAAGGGATTAGTGACCCGAATGATCCGAAATGGGTTAAGGGGCTCCAGACCCGCGATTCTGTGAACCAGAACCAGCATGAATCGGAACGGAACTACCAAAAAGCGGAACAAAACAGTCCAAATGCGTTACAAAACGAGCCAGAAACGAAACAGCCTGAACCAGTAGCGCAACAGGAAGTGGAAAAAGTCTGCACCGCCTGCGGTCAGACCGGCGGCGGCAACTGCCCTGATTGTGGCGCGGTGATGGGCGACGCAACATACCAAGAAACATTCGATGAAGAGTATCAGGTTGAAGTTCAGGAAGATGATCCGGAGGAAATGGAAGGCGCTGAACATCCACACAAGGAGAACACTGGCGGCAATCAGCATCACAATAGCGATAATGAAACTGGCGAGACGGCAGATCACCCAATTAAGGTGAACGGTCATCACGAAATCACATCCACCAGCAGGACGTGTGACCATCTAATGATCGACCTTGAAACCATGGGAAAAAATCCTGATGCCCCGATCATCTCAATAGGTGCAATATTTTTCGATCCGCAAACCGGAGATATGGGACCGGAATTTAGTAAGACTATCGATCTGGAAACTGCTGGCGGAGTCATTGATCGGGACACCATTAAATGGTGGCTTAAGCAATCACGCGAAGCGCAATCTGCCATTATGACCGATGAAATCCCGTTAGATGATGCACTGTTACAATTGCGAGAATTTATCGACGAAAACTCCGGTGAATTTTTTGTTCAGGTTTGGGGAAATGGAGCCAACTTCGACAACACGATTTTGCGCCGTTCATACGAACGGCAGGGGATCCCCTGCCCGTGGCGTTACTACAACGATCGCGATGTACGCACAATCGTTGAGCTGGGGAAAGCCATAGACTTCGATGCCAGAACGGCTATTCCATTCGAAGGTGAGCGCCATAATGCGCTTGATGACGCCCGTTACCAGGCAAAATACGTTTCAGTTATCTGGCAAAAACTGATCCCGAGTCAGGCTGATTCTTAATGTTCAACTGTCGCCGGTTGTGACTGGTATTCTGCAACCGGCGCTCGTCTGATGTAAGAGATAAAGAAATCGATGAGCGAAGTAATCATGATTGTCTCTCCCGGCAAATGGGTATCCGAAGAGCAGTTAATTGCGCTGAAAGGAATAAAAAAAGGTACGTTAAAAAAGGCCCGGGAAAAATCGTTTATGGAAGGAAGGGAATATAAGCATGTCGCTCATGACGGTATGCCATGGGATAACAGTCCATGCTTTTACAACCTGGAAGAAATTGATCGCTGGATTGAGCGCCAGGCATCAGCGAGACCAAGACGTCATCTTACTTGACTAAAAGCCACACTAACTAATGAGAGAAGTTGAAATGAAATATCCGACAGGCGTGGAAAACCATGGAGGGAAATTACGTATCTGGTTTGTTTATAAAGACGTAAGAGTCAGGGAAAATCTGGGGGTTCCTGACACAGCAAAAAACAGGCGCGTTGCAGGTGAACTACGCTCCTCTGTTTGTTACGCAATAAAAACTGGTGTTTTCGACTATGCAAAACAGTTTCCCTCCTCACGCAATCTGGAAAAATTTGGTGAGGCCCGACAAGATTTAACCATAAAAGAACTGGCTGAAAAATTTCTGGCACTGAAAGAAACTGAAGTCGCCAAAACATCACTCAACACATACCGTGCCGTCATCAAAAATATCCTGAGCATAATCGGTGAAAAAAATCTTGCCTCATCGATTAATAAAGAAAAATTACTGGAGGTTCGTAAAGAGTTACTGACTGGATACCAGATCCCCAAAAGTAACTATATTGTTACACAACCAGGGAGATCGGCTGTAACTGTAAATAATTACATGACAAATCTTAACGCCGTGTTCCAGTTTGGTGTTGATAACGGTTACCTGGCAGATAATCCGTTTAAGGGGATCTCGCCATTAAAGGAATCAAGAACCATTCCGGATCCTCTTTCGCGGGAAGAATTTATCCGTCTTATCGATGCGTGCAGAAATCAGCAAGCAAAAAATTTATGGTGTGTTTCTGTTTATACTGGAGTTCGCCCTGGTGAGCTGTGTGCACTTGGATGGGAGGACATAGATCTGAAAAATGGAACAATGATGATCAGGAGAAATTTAGCAAAAGACCGTTTCACGGTACCAAAAACACAGGCGGGAACCAATCGGGTCATTCATCTTATTAAGCCAGCAATCGACGCTCTCCGGAGTCAGATGACATTAACGAGACTGAGCAAAGAGCATATCATTGATGTTCACCTCAGAGAGTATGGCAGAACAGAAAAACAAAAATGCACCTTTGTTTTTCAACCTGAAGTGTCAGCGAGAGTAAAAAATTATGGTGACCATTTTACCGTTGA